TCGGGCGATGGCGTTTGTGGCATGCGATGAGGCGATCGCTAATTATATGATGACGAACCTTCAGCATGTGGCCCGTTGGCAACTGCAAGTGTACGCCAACCGTCTGGTGTTTGAGCTCTGCAAGTCTGTGTCACCTCTCGTGGGACATCCGATGTTGTCCAAAGACCCGTTGATACGGAAACTCGGCTTGCACGACATTCCCTCGTACGGTGGAGCTGCCAGAACTATCCACGGAAAGCTTTCGGCTTACGTGACTGGTCAAGTGTCTGAAATGCTAATGTGCGCTGATCGAGAGTTTAATCATCGGAGCTACGGCTTATTCAGCTCAGACAACAGCAGAGCTTTGTCCGAGACAGTTCTGACGGCTCTACTACATGATCTTTATGTGTGGCGTGCACAGGGAATTCTTCCGTCACATCTGCTTCGAGAAGTGATGGGGAAACGTCTAATTCCTGCAGTACGCGCTCACCACGAAGAACAAGACAAAGTGGACACAATGATGAGAGCGGTCATGAAATTATCCAACTTGTCCCAACTCTCGGAACCCATGATCTCTAAAACCCTGAAGGAATATCATATCTCTCGGTTTGTAGGATACAAGACAGCAGTCGAGGAAGTTCTGAAAGCCACGCGGCAAGTAGATCAGTGGGGTCTTCCTACCGAAGTGACGTACAACACTGCGCGAAAACTCAAACTCCCTCATACTCTTCCACCGCATCGAAAGATCAAGCTTGACGGATGTCTTCACGTCAGAGCTGGATACACCAGAATCGAAGACCAATCGACTAACCGTGACACTCTATTGTTGAACATGTATGTGCGCAACAAAGGGCGATGTGGCCTGATGTCAGGCAGCGCTGTACACGCATGGTCATCTTTCGCACCCTTGTTCAGAAAGCACACTGTGATCGTCATCGGGTCAGGGATGGGGGCAGTAGCACGTGTTGCACTTGATGCTGGATGTCCGTTTGTATATGGTCTCGACTTGAGAGCAACCATCCCTTTGAGATCACACCGATTCAGATTCTACAAGCCGCCCATGGTCATGTCATCCAGATATGCG